GTCCGCGCTTTGCCAAGCTAATCTGGTGCTTGGTCTCGTCCGTATGAAAACGGCCCCGCATTGGGACCTTGGCATAGTCCGCAATGTTGTAGGCCAGTGGTTCATCGAAGTACGCGTCCCCCTGCAAAAAAGCGTTTTCGATCAAGTCGAGATCCGAGGGGTCCTCACACAAAACCTCAAGCCCCCAAACAAACGCACTCTCGCCGTGTCTGTCGTAGGAACGCTGTAGATGTGTGTTGGTGTGCTTGCCGAGACGGAGCAGACGGAAATGCTCTTGCACCCGTTTCTTCACACGGAGAGATTGACCAACATATGCCTTATTGGACACCGTGTTAACGATCCGATAGATCCCAGTGTAATCCTCTGCGTATGGCATCATCAACTCCTTTGGGCCAACTCTACAGCAATATCGGACAAACGGAAAGACAAAATAAAGCCCCCGCCGAAGCGGAGGCTTTATCTGGCCTAAGCCATTGTTTTATCAGGCTGCGCCCGAAGTACCGAACACGCAACGCGGGTCAGAAAATCCGAAGCTGTAACGTTCACGCGCTTTAAAACGCATGTTCCCGGTGTCAAAGTCAGCTTCCATGCCGGTCGAGAGCGGGGTGCGCTCGAAGTGGATGAAGCCGCGCGGCGCGTCCGTCTTGATGAAGAAGGCGTCCGGGTCGGTCAGGAAGTCGTTGACGACATAACCTTCCGGCAGCATGCCCATCGAACGGATGGCGTTCACGTCGTTGTCGGCAGTGCCAACGCGGAGGTTCGAAACCATCAGACGCTCAGCCACAAACTGCAGCTGGCGCGGAACGATGAGCTTCATGCCGCGGAGAGCAACCTTCAAACCACGCTCGTCCACGAAACCAGCAATCGAGATGAGAGCATCTTCGAGTGAGGTTTCGTTCAGGTCGGCATCGGTCGTCGGCTTGTTCGAGAACGTGCTGCCGTTGGTCAGCGGATGGTTCGTGGCGCAGAGAGCCACGCCGTCGCCACCAGCCGAAGCACCGCCGCTGAACGCGTTGTTCAGAACGGCAGCAGCTTTGACCTGCTTGGTGTGAGCCATCGAACGGGCGAGGGCACGGGTGTAACGGCTGCCGAGGCGGTCGTACAGGTTGTCCTCGATGGCTTCCTCAGTCAGAGAGAAGGCCAGCGCGATGGTCTCGTGGTTATACCGAGCGGTGTATGCTTCGTTCGCCTCATCAAAGTTGATGGCCGAACCTTCCGATTTGATCGGTGCCGCGCCGAAGCCCGACAGCATCACTTCCTCTTCGAATGCGCGATCCGAAGACTCGGTGGTGTAGATCTCAGCATGCTGGTTTTCGTACCGAGCATACTCCATGCCGAAGAGGGCGTTAAGACCCGGCTCCAGTTCTTTCGCAAGTTGTGCGCGAGAGATAGCCATATTTCAGCCCTCCTTAGACGCCGGTCGTCGAAACAGTGCCACCAGCAATAGCGCCATTCGGCGAATTGAAGTGGTTGTTCAGGCGAACGATTACAGGGATACCAGCATCGCTGAAGTCCGAGTTCTCAGGATCCTCTTGGATACCCATGATACGGAGGTTCAGGGTGTTGGTGGTGTTGATGGTCTGCACATCGAGCGTAGCCGACGAGATACCCGAAACGGTTGAGCCCGAGGTGGCAAGCGCAAAGTTCGCGTTGGCGAACACTGCGGCGCGCAGCTCTGCTTCGGTGTCCCACGACGAGTTGACGTTGGACGTAGCGATCACGAACAGCTGCGACGGGTCGTCATAGACGAACGCCTTCACCGGGAAGTCCGAATCCGCGCCCGAGCCGGGCCAGTAGTTCGAGTAGACCTTTTTACCGGTCGTCGAGGAAACGTACTCACAACCCCAGAACACGCCCACCAGACCAACCGTGCCACCAGTTGCTGCACCAACGATGTCGATGACACCGGTGTTCAGCGGGATGACGGGCGAACCCTGATAGATCGCGTTCGTATTGTTGTAGGCAATACGGTACTCAGACGCGCCGGTGCTGTTTGCCGACTGACCCATCTTCGCGATGGGACGCAGGCCGAATGCGCCATTGATATTGGCCATTTTCAGCTCCTTTAGCTTTCAGTTAGTCGGTGGATCCACGTCCACCGAACGAGACACGACTTTGCCGGTTCTGATGAATCGGCATAGAAGGATGCGACTCCTTCATGAGGTCCTGATCGACAGCCTGCATCTGTTCGCGGGTCCGGTTCCCGTAATACGCGGCTCTTTCACGAGCAGTTTCGATAGGGAGGCGGCACAGCATCAAGCCACCCTGACCAATCACACCAGCGTATTTACCATCGTCAATGACGGGGGCGTGATAGTCCGGATATTCGTCGGCGCGGACGGGTTCCCATCCTTCACGCAGCTTGGAGAAGACGTTCGTCTTATCCTCTTCGCCACGCATAGCGACTCGAATCCAGCGATGCACATACCCTTCGGGTGCTTTCGGAGAATCCAGGCGGCTGGGCGGTGCCCAAGGTTTACGGCGCGTGGTTGCTTCACGCGTTTCAGAAGACCGGGGTGTACGAGCGTTGTCAGTCATCAGATCAATCCTTCACGTATTTAGCGTATTCTTCCAGCGGAACATTCAGCTTTTTCGCAATGGCGATCTGCGACGGTGATAGCTTCACGGTCCTGCGCCCCTGTTTTGTGCTGCGGGATGCTGAAGAGCCAGCGGGTGCGACCTGACTATTCCCCGATTTTTTGGCCACCTGGAACTTGTGCGGAAACTCCGAACGCATCCGGCGATCAATCTCACTATAGTACTCATCGGTCTGTGGGTCAAAGCCTTCTTCCTCAACCAACTTGCGATGAACACCAAACGCAGCATAAGTCATGACCTCATCCTGACCAAACCACGTGTTCTTTTCCGCCCAAGACTGGGCCTTTGGGTCAACCTTAGGTGGTTGTTGCACCTGCTGCGGTTGAACATATTGCTGCGGTTGCACCTGCTGCGGTTGGGTTTGCACCCGTTCCTGCGCGCGAGCCTTGGCCAGATTGTAGCGGTCCTGATCAGATGTCGCGCGGGCGAGAGCCTCTTGCGCGGCGATCATCTTATCCGTGTCGCCAGAATCGTACGCATCCTTGTAGTTGCGCCGAGCTGTAGCGATCTGTGCCTCGATACGAGCGCCATACTCGTTGAGGTATCCGCTATCGAGTTGCTTTAGACGAGCTTCGAGCTGTTGCTTCTCGGACAAGAGCTGCTGAGCAACACGAACTGCCTCTTGGCGATCCCGCTCCTCTTTGCGATACTTTTCCGTCAGACGAGCAATGCGCTTCTGCACACCCTTGCTGTAGCCTTCAAGCTCTTCCTCGCGATCTTCTTGCGGGGCGGAAGAGGAGGTCTCCTCTGAGGCCTCAGCCTCGTCTTCTTGCTCGATGATGATCTCGGGCTCTTCGTCATCAACGGCCATTTTGGCTTGTTCTGCCATGTGCCTTCTCCTCAGACTGATTTGATGTCGGTCGGCTCAAGAACCGTGGCGATTACCTCATCGTCATTGATGATGCGGATCTCTCCACCGTCGATCTTGAACCTCGAACCGGCATACCTGCCAATGCAAACCCAATCGCCCTGCTTGCACCACGGCTCCGAATCGGGGCCGAACTTTCCAGGATCCTTGTAGGCCAAGGGGCCAACACGAAGCACGTATGCTACAACCGTGGCGACCGTCTCCCGGTCACGGACTTCGTCTGGAATGTACAAGCCTCCCTTGGTCTGCTGCGCCGTTTGATACGGCATGACAAGAACGCGCCACCCAGTGGGCTGGGGGAGTCGTTCAAGCAGCGGCTTTTCAAGGAGGGAAGGGTCTAGTACGCGACTAACTTCGTCAACGTACGCTTTGTCGAGAGAAGTCTCTGCGCTGTCCTGCTTAGCAGCGGCGGCCTTGGCGGCCTTTTCAGCGTTGATTTTCTGCGCGACGTGGTCGGGAAGATAAAGTGTCTTCGTCATAGTCCGCACGTTTCTCCAGCAGGGCTTTAATCTCGTCGGCTGCATAGGCGAGGCCCCGTAGCTCACCCACCAACTTCTTGTACTCCTCCCAGCTGGGAAGACCATCAGCGGCGATTACATCTTTAATGTCATCCTGCCGCTGACGTAACAACTTGTACATGTATGCCGCGAAGTCCACAACATCCATTACAGATATTCTCCATAATCGTTCTCTATGTCCGATGTGATCGGACCACCCTCTACCCACTTGTTACATGTGTGGTCTGCCGAGCAGACAAATTTCAGGAGCTGGCAATACCCCAGGTCTCCGGACTCGTCCCCAATGCATTCCAGCATGTCTTCGGTCTGGTTATAGGCGGCGCAGTTGCCACAGACGTCAGTAAGTCTGAACGCTCCGCTGTCGGCAGGATCGCGATAGTCTGATGTCTCAACCGCCTTTTCTTTGTTCGTGGCGTTGAGATCCTGGTCTTGGGTCGGAAGCGGACAGCTCTTGCCGTCTTCACTTTCTTCCATCTTGTCTACCGGGGTCATTTCCCCAAACACAATGGTGATAGAAGCCATTAGAAAACTCCCCGGAAAACTTGTGGCCTGGAGATTGGGCTGAAGGAGGACACCATTCCACCCTCCGCCTTCTTCTGCTTTTTGGACTTGCCAGCCTGCGTCAAAGCAATGGCAATGGCCTGCTTCTGAGGGTATCCCTCATCGCGCAGCTTGCCAATGTTTGCAGAGATGGTCTCCTGCGACTTGCCTTTCTTGAGTGGCATTACTGGCCTCCCGTCATGTTTCGCTGCATCTGCATCGCCATCTGGGCAGCGATGCGCTCACGGTTCACGGAGTTGCGATCATCCGCGATCTCTTCTTGGAGCTCGAGCCTCGCAGCTTCGCCCGCGGCCTTCTGCTCCATCTTGGCCTGCTCGATAACGAGCTTAGCCTGATCAACCTGACCACTCTGCAGAATCTCCTGCTGCTTCAGCTGGAGCTCGGCGTTGCGGATTTGAACAAGAGGATCAGACATGGGATCGGGAGCCGGGGGCATGATCTCAGGGAGCATGCGCTCAAGCAGTTGCTGCTGCAGAAGCGCGGCGTAGTCTGCCGCGTGCTTCGGATCCTGCAGGGCCGCCTGCGTTTGCATGATCTGCATCTGAGCTTGCTGGCGATCAATGGCCCCAGTCTGTACAGCAATCTGTACTTGCTGGATCAGCTCTTGGGACTGCTGAACCATCATCTGCCGCGCCAACATGGCGATATGCTCCATGATGTGCGCCAGCAAAGCAGGCATTGCATGCGGTGTCGCCTGAACAAGCGGAAGCTTGAAGAACGCAACGTGCGCCTTGATGTGCGCTTCGTGGTTCTGGTCAGGGAAAGCTTGCAGCGGAGTGCCAACCATGGCCCGGCCGTTCTCCATCGCCGGATCCACCGGTTGCGGTTGCGGGGGAGGAGGCAGGATCTCATCGATGTTCTGCACCTCCAAGGCCTGATACATCCGGCGATAGGCCGCATGAAGGTTGTGCATCTGCGGGTTGGTCTGCGCCAGCTTCAGCTGCTCTTGGGCCAAGGCCACGCGCTGTGCCATCGAGAAGATGTTCGGGTCGCTAACGGGAAGCACGTCCACGCGGCCGTCAAAGTCTTGGCTCTTGAGCTGCTGACCTTTGCCCTCGAGTTCATACGGGTACATCGACGGCATGTTCTCGCCAATGATGCGTGCGAGAATCTTGAACTCCTGCTTCTGCCCGTAATGCAGACGCTTGTGGATTGCGGACAGAACTTTCATGCCGCGCTCGAGAAGCGCGACGGTCGTGCCGACAGGCTGTTCTTGGCCCATGTTCTGAGCCTGTTGATCAGCGACGGAGATGAAGCGGCGGCCGCCATCGACCAGCGCACCTAGCAACTGAGCCAACGTTGCAGAGGGCTCTTTGTAGGGCAGCGGGATGATCGCGTCACGGATGTTGCCACCCGGGGCATCGATGTCGCGGAACTCTCCCGGCTGCAACGGCTCGTCGCTATTAGCTACACGGATACCGCGCGCCTTAAAGCCTGCCGGAAGGTTCGACAGCGTACCAGCATCGATCAGTTGGCGCAGGATGCTTGTCGCCGCGCGACCCAGCCCGCCAATCATGTGGGTCAGACCGAAGCCGTAAAACCCAAGACCCGGCAGGAATTTGTAGTGCACAAAATATGCAATGGATTCTTTGGTTGGATCCGTCTGCATATAGTTGCGACGGATGGACAGAACCTGATTGCTGGCCTCGTCGATGGTCACGATGTACGGCAGCTTGACGCCGGTTGGCTCCCCATCAGAGCCCACATCTTCGAAGCCGTCCAGATCGAGCTCGATGTGCATTTCAAGAATGGTTCGAACATCGTCGGTGTACGACGAACGAGACGTGCCTTGAATCTCGTCGACCTTCTTGCGGACCTCGCTCACGTCATCGTCAGAACCAGAGGACAACTCTACGTCGCGATAGAACCCCGAAACTTGGAGCTTGCGAACTTCATTGTCCGTCATCTTCAGGACATGCGTAATGCGCGGAGCGCTGCGAAGATCGCTGGCCGCGTACGGAACGACAACGTCCTGAGCCGGAATGAACTTGGCTACCGGCCGCTGCTTTGTCGGATCGAAATACACCTTCTTGAAGGTGGACCCAGAGAGCGGCAGATAAAACAGCATCTGGTCTGTGTCCGGGTCGTACTCTTCCATACGATCCAGAATGAGATAGTTCATGAAGTCTTTGACGCGCTGAGCCTGCTCCAGGCGCTCTTGGCTTTGAAGACCAATGACCTGTGTTTTTACGGGACCGCCAGAAGGCAGGAGTTCCTTATAGGCCTGCGCTTGGAACTGCGTCACGCTTTCGGCGATCAGAGGATGGGTGACATTGGACGCACCCTCGAACGGCTCCGTCCGCTCGTCAGACCGCACGCCCAAAAGGTCTAGGCCCTTGGTGTAGGTCTCTTCCCAATCTGAGCGGGAGGCCAAGTCGTCCTGATACGCACCGACGAGATCTGTTGCGATCTCTCCCAGCGTCTCGTCTTCCAAAAACTCCGCAAGGTTTGCGTCGAATGGGATCAGCTCTTCTTCGGTAAAGCCACCCAACGGCATGCCAGTCAGCGCCTCGACAATTGCTCCGCCATCCGGGGTCTGCGTTACTTGAGCGCCACCGGCAAAATCCTCCGGCGTGTTAACAGGGATGTCGACGCTCATGTCATCCGGCGCAACAGCCGGACCCATGCCGCGCTCTACCATGTTGCCGAATGGCTGCGGAGGTAGGGCCATCAATAGTACTCCCGTTTGCGAGGCACCTGATCCGAGAAATCAAGCCTCTCTTCATCATGTATCGCCACGAACCCGCCTTGACGGAAACGTATCAACGCCAAGGTCATACTATCACAGAAGTCATCATGATCTCCATTCGGAAATGCGGCGACCTCTTCCACGACCTCTTCAGCAAACCTCTTGTCCTCGGGGGCCCACACCAAGCCTGCCTCAAACAGCGGGGA